AGAACGGGGGAAAAAAATTTTTTCTATGGTAAAAAACATACAAATAAAACCAAAGAAATGATATCACAATCTAATAAAGGTAGATTATGTGGTGAAAAAAATCCCATGTTTGGCGTTAATGTTTATGCTATGCTAAGTGATAAATATGGGGAGGAGTATGTTAATAAAATCAAGGAAAAAATATCAGAAAAATGTTCTGGTGAGAAAAACGGGTTTTATGGTAAACGTCACACTGAAGAAACGAAAAAAATGATTTCAGAGTCATTAAAACAATCGGAGAAAATGAAGAGTATGTTTAAAAATCCCGAATGGCAAAAACGACATAGAGAGGGAATGCTTAATTCTGAAAAACTCAAAGAAAGTAGACAAAGCCCTGAATATCGTCTTAAAAAACGTTTACAATGGTACAATATGCATGGGGATAGAAAAAATGGTCCTTCTTTTAATAGAAGGGGGTGCGAGGTTTTTGATGTAATCATGGAGCGAGAGAATATTAATATACAACATGCATTGAATGGGGGCGAATTTTTTATTAAGGAACTTGGCTATTGGGTTGATGGGTATGATGCTGAAAATAATGTTGTGTATGAGTACGATGAAAAATTTCATTTTCGTTATGGTGAATTAAAAGAAGAAGATGTTAGAAGACAAAAAGAAATAGAAGAATTATTAAAATGTAAATTTATTAGAATTAAAGATGAAGATTACGAAAATTACATCAATAACAAAGCATGAATATAATGGTTTTGTTTATGATTTGAGTGTTAAAGATAATTGCTCATATAATATTAATGGAATTATTGTCCATAATTCAGGCTGTTTAACTGCTTCAAACACAGGTATTTACATGCCTTATTTCTCACTTCTTAAAGAAATTCATGAGGAACGTAAGAAGATTGATGGTAAGTGTAAAGTTATTGCTGATGGAGGTATCAAGGGATATAGAGATATCCAAAAGGCTCTTATTTATGCTGATTATGTAATGATTGGAAGTCTTTTTAATAAAGCATTTGAATCAGCAGGAAAAACAACTTATGGTAAGTTCTATTGGAATATTCGTGGTTATAAAATTCTTCGTCCTCTAAAGACACTTCTTTATTATGGAAGAGAGCTTGATAGGCTTAAATTTGATAAGTTGAAAGAGCGTTGGAAGAAAGGTGAATTTGTTGTTTGGAAACAATATTATGGTATGAGTACCAAAACAGCGCAAAAACATGTAGCGGAAGCAAACGGTCTTAAAGATGTTAAGTTGAAAACTGCTGAGGGACTCGTTAAATATCAAAAAGTTGAATACACCATTGATGGATGGGTTGAAAATGAAATAGATTACCTAAAATCTGCAATGTCATATACAAATTCAACTTCTTTGGAAGAATATAAAGAATCTGAATGGGTTGAGGTTAAATCAATTGCTCATAATAAGTAGAAACAACGCCAAAAGGCGTTGTTTTTCTTTACCTTTACATTACTTTTTTGTATTTTAATGAAAAGTTTTTAAAATGGCTAAAAAGAATACAAAAAAAGTTGAAAAAACACATGAAAATGAAATAATTGATATCCCCCCTGTAAAAATTATTGAAAAAGAGGAGGATACACTGGAGGCATTAGAAGGTACAACGAAAGGCGTTATTGCACCAATGACAAAAAATATGAATTGGCTTTCAGTTCAGGAACTTGAGTCTAATGAGAGGATGCTTAGAATGCTTGTTCTCTATTATGAGCAAATGTTAAGAATTGATGAAGTTGAGGGACGTCCTGTAATGTCTGAGAACAGGAACAAATATACTCGTTTATCAACCCTCCATAAAAGATTAATGGGATATATTGAAAATAAAGTGTTAAAACTTGAGGATTATGTTTGGGAAGATTAAAAATTTCTTCAACAATCTTCATTTTAAACTGTCTGTCTTCTTTCATTCTTTTTTCAAGGGTATGAAATCGGCTGATGACCGAATGATGGGAATGACAAAAGAAGGTGAAGTAGCCGGTAGTGGGGTTGAAGAACAAATAAACGAGCAGGGGGTTCTAAATGACCTTTTACGAGGAGAAATAACCCAAGAGGTAAAGGAACTTAGGGATACCAATTATAGAGTTCTTCGCCATGCAGATGATTTTCAATATTTAGGAAATGGCAATGTTGTCGCGAAAACAAAAAACATGCTTCAACTTGATTTGAAAGTGTATAACCCTGAAGATTATAAGGTGTTGATTGTTCAAGATAATAAACTTGTTGTTAAGGGCCTTGTCGAAAGCACTGAAAATGTTGAGGAAGAAGGTGATATTGTTACTGAAGATAAAAAAGAACGTTATACATTAAAAATAGAACGTGATGTTTTTCCTCGTTTTTTAATTGAAAAATGGGTTAAAAAGGTTGTTGTTAGATTAGGGGAAGAAGATATCAAAGTTGACTTGTATTGTTCAAGTTACTGTAGGCAATTTATGCCCGGTGATAGTCTTTTTATTAATGAAATGATGAATATCTATGGAAAAAAGACAAGAAACATTGACACGGTTGACATTTGTTCAATAAAATTTGTCACCGACAAAGCATATGGTGCTAAAGACTTGATGGAATACCATTTTTCAGACTTGAAATATGAAAAAATGAGTATGTATGATAAGGATTTTGTAATAACTTATTCATCCCCTAAGATGTGTCATGAACTCGACTTGACTGAACAGTTCAGAACTAAAGAAATGGATGAAAAATATGAAACGAAAGCCCGCAAAAACAACAAAGAGGTAGTTATTTCAATGGAAGATTATGAAATGATGAAAGCACAAAATACCCTTGATACTGAAGAGGCTCTTAATCTTTTAAAAAATCTTGAAATTTCTGATTTTAATTCAAAAAACTCCGCAGAATAGCGGAGTTTTTCTTTACATTATGATATTTACATCCTATTTTCATTAAAAATTGAAATTATGAAGATAGCAATTGACTTAAATGATGTTTTAAGGGCATATACTCGAAATTTCGCAAAGGTATTTAAACAGGAATATGACTACACTTTTGATAGTGAGACAATTGAGATAAAAACAAACAATCTTGAAAAAGTTTTCCCTTTTGAAAACAAGACGGAATATAATCGTTTTGTTTATCAGGATTATCCATTTGAATTGTTCGGTAAATGTGATTCAATGTCTAAAGAGGTGCCTTCTTCACTTACAGTATGGTTAAACAGACTTAAAGATATCGACACTGAGGAACCAATTGATGTTGTGATTGTATCCCCTATGGAGTATGGTCTTTCAATACAAAGTACTTATTTTTTCCTTTCTAAACTTGGGTGTAAGGTTCGTGAAACATATTTCCCTACCGATTCTTTAACTATTTGGGATAAATGTGATGTCCTTATTACTGCTAATCCAAAACTCTTAGAGAATAAACCTGAAGGTAAAATTGCTATTAAAATAGCTGCTGACTATAATCAGGATAGTCCATATGATGAAGTATATGAAAATATATGCGATTATTTCGCTGACATAAATAACGTTGCAAAATATCTTGGTGAATAAAATGAGTGATATTTCTACAAAAAAATATTATGTGAGATATGACAATAAGATTTTTATTGTTAATGTTGATGCTCTCATAAAATATTGCCTTGTATCGGAGGAAAAAAACATTAGAGACAATGAGATTACTGAAGGGTATGAAAGGTTATCTGAAGATTCAGACCTTTTGACGCTGACTTCAAGGGTAATTAGGGAAAATACTGGTGCATCGAATCCACAAAATGACATGATTACTTATGATGTAATTAAAATGTTCTTAACCATTATTCTTGGACAATCAGATGATGACCATCCTTTTGATAATATTTCATTTGCAGTGGCATTTAATAGTCTTGCACATTTAGGCTTTCTTATTGAAATAACTGAAAAATAATAAAATACAATGGATAATAAAAAAGAAGTAATGGTATCACAGTTAGAAACAATTATATCTAATCTTGATACTAAAAATTTTAAGATGTTTTTCTTTGTAATGGATACCAAGGGTAATCCTCAGGGTGGAATTGAATACATTTATAACATCGCCTTTAACTTACATGAAAATGGATATGATGTTGTAATGCTTCATCAGGAGCAGGATTTTGTTGGTCCATTTGATTGGCTTGGGGAAAAATATGCTGTTCTTCCTCATGAAAATGTTGAAACTGCTAATGTTGCGATAACTGCAGCTGATTTCTTGTTCATACCTGAGGTGTATAGTAATGTCATGATTCAAACCAAGGAACTTCCTTGTCGTCGTGTTGCTGTTTGTCATAACCCTGAATTCCTTTATGAATTTATTCCGGCCGGAGCATCATGGTCTGATTTTGGTATTTTTGATGCAATAGTACCTAACCAACAGGTGGGAACATTACTTCAGAGTTATTTCCCGGGCCTTAGAACACATATTATTAGACCTGCAGTAAGAAAGAGTTTCTTCACCGATGATAAACCTAAGAAACTTATTGTAAATCTTCTCACAAGAGATAGGAATGACCTTAATAAGGTTCTTAAACCATTTTATTGGAAATATCCGGCATATAAATGGGTTTCTTTCCGTGATATGAGTTCTCCTATGACCCCTGAACTTTATCCTAATGTTCTTAGAGAAGGTGCTATTGCAGTATGGGCTGATGATGATACCTCGAATGCCACGACAGCATTGCAGGCTTTAAAATCAGGTAACATTCTTATTGCAAAACTTCCTGATGTTGTCCCTGATTGGATGATTGAAAATGGTGAAATCCGCAACGATATTATTTGGTTTGATAATTTCGAAAACCTCCATGATATTTTGGCATCGGTAATTAGGGGTTGGACTAAGAATGAGATTAAGGATGAATTTGTAGAGGTTTATAAGAAACTTGAAAATATCTTTGACCCTGAAATTCAAAAGTCTGATATTCAAAAAGGGGTTGTCGATACAATTGTTGCAACACGTGCAAATGAATACCGTCAGCTTTTAAGCGGAATGAAAAATAATAACGAAAACAACGAGTAATATATGAAAAATTTAACTATAATTGTACCATTGGTTGACTACAATGAGGCTCATAAAGAAATGTATGATAAATCATTGAATAGTGTGCTTGAGGCCGATGTCAGGGAAGAGGCTGCGTTGATTTTCGTGGGTCCTGATTCTGCCATCAAGGTTGTTAAGGAGTATAATTTTGGTGGTCGTGAGGTTCTTTATCTTTCAAATTCAAAGAACGTTGACCTTCCGTTCCAAATCAATAAAGCAGTCAAGGATGTGAAGACCGAATATTTCACAGTTCTTGAATTTGATGATAATTTCACACCTCTGTGGTTGGAAGAAGTTGAGAGGAATATACCTTTTTTGGAGAATGTTTCTCTGTACCTCCCACTCATTGAAGTAATGGATTTCAATAGGCGTGAAGCAGGTGCGGTTGCTTATGCTAATGAACCGGTGTGGGCTTCTGCTTTCTCTGAAGAATTGGGATATATTGATGAGCATAGTTTAAAGTCCCATTTCAATTTCATTGTTTCTGGTGGTGTTTTTAGAAAAAGTGATTTCTTGGCAATTGGTGGGGTGAAGAATAGTATCAAGGTTTTCTTTTGGTATGAAATGCTTCTCCGCTATGTGCACAATGGAAAAAAGGTTTATGTAATTCCTAAGGTTGGTTATGAACATATTGTAAATAGAATGGGTTCTCTTACTTCAGAATATCAGCAAATGGCTCAGGCTGAAATTGATTTTTGGTTTAATGTTGCTCAGGAAGAGTATGTTTATAAAACTGACCGTAAGAAGAAATACGAGGGCACCCCTAACGAATAATAAGATATAATAAGGGCGTGTTTTCACGCCCTTTTTCAGCATCTTAAAAAGGTAAGATTCCTTTATTGGAATGATTGATGGAAAGTACGTGCGTTTGCGTGTAGAAGTTTTTGATGTTGTCTTTATATTAAAAAAACATTTAGATATAAAATGGCAAAACGTGGTAGAAAACCAAAGAACGAACGTAAGGGGTACTTTTATGAGGAACAGGAACAGGCTGTTGTTGATTATCTTAATACGTATGATGATGATGAACGAGAAAAAATATTCAACATTGTTCTTCGTCCTGCCTTTACAAAAATGGTTGAATCAATTATCAGACGATATAATCTTTATGTTCCTGATGAAGAGTTTCAGGAGACATTTGATGACACAATGTCTTTCATGCTGACTAAGTTGAATAATTTCAGTCCCGACAAAGGAACTAAGGCTTATTCATATTGTGGTACGGTTTGTAAAAATTATCTTATATATAAGAATAATCAATTTAATAAGCATAAAGTACGCGACCTTTCGTATGAGGAGTTTGTTGAAGACCTTGGGTTGGAGGAAAAATTTGTTGATGAACAAAATGCATTTAAAGTTGCGGCCCCCAAAATTATAATAGAAATGTCCAATGAAATTAAAAAAATTGTTGAACAACGTGAAGGGCTCAATGAGAATGAACTGAAGGTAGGTATGGCGTTAACTGATATTCTTGACAATTGGGAAGAGGTTCTTGTTGAAAACGGGAGTAATAAACTTAATAAAAGTTCTTTTCTCTCCTTCGTTAGAGAAACAACATTGCTTGGAACGAAAGAAATACGTGATAGCATGAAAAAATATAAAGTTCTTTATAAATTAATTAAGAATGATGTTTTGGAATAGGAGTTTTGACTCTATAACTATTTATTGGTAAAAAGGAAACTATGGCTAAAAATTACATACTTAAACTTAATTCCATTGAGAAACTTGAATTGCTTCTGCAAGAAATTTATGACCAATCTGTAAAACATTTCAATGAGATACAAAACGAATTAAGCAAACTATCCAATTCAACAAACCTTTCGGATGTTACTTTGGATGAAAAAACAAAATATTTCAAGGCGGTTCATGACCTTATGGGTGATAAAGCGAAAGCAATTACAATGAAATTTGATATCGCTAAGTTCATGGGTGAAATCATTAAAAATAAAGGTGATGTTGATAAAACATTGGATGACCCTTCACTTGGTAAGGTAACAAAATTAGATATTACGGCCCTTAAGAAACAGATTAAAGATATGGATAATGATGGGCCTCAAGAATATAATTTGAAGAACAACAACAATTAATGGCAAGCAAGGTTTCCAACAAATCAATAACCCAAGTTTTTGGGTCCGTTGCTGCAGCACAGACAATGGTAGAACAATTCCCATTTTCATTCGGTGTGAGTGAAAGTGGGTTTACCTGTTCTTTTGATTTGCTTACAGCACTTTTTAATATGTGCTCGGATAAACCGTTGGATGAAATGATTATCGAGGGAATTAGTGATAAACTTTCAGACCCTAATTCGACATGGTTACAAGGGATAGAAGAAACTGTAAAGATGGTTTTGGAAGCAAATCTTACAAGTATATTAACTTGTGAAATGAGTCCAATAATTCCGGATAGATTAATCGGCGGTGCACAATTTTTATCTGATTCCACAAAATCAATAAATTTTAGTGGCGAAGGTGTTACAATACCATTATCATCTCTTGACTTTACTGGTGTACTGGGAAATTGTCCTACAGATGATTCTGTTGTTGCGAGGTCAAATTATATGTCTTGTCATACGGGTGAGTTTTCTTATTCAAGAATTGAAGATGGTGCACTACCTGAAGATGTAACTCCCATACCACAAGATACAGTTCCAACTGATTATGCCGGCGATTATATTGTTGTTGATGAAAGAAAGTACATGTGGAAAGAAATACCTCTTTCTACAAAAGATTTATGGAAACATGATGACTTTAATGCTTTCTTGTGGTTTGTTAAAAATAAAGGTGTTTACGCAAATCTCAGTGAACGCAATAAACTGATGTGGGATAACCGTTACAAAACCCGTCCTTATACCAAATATGAACGTAAACCTGAGAGTTTTTTTACAAAAAAAGATGGTTTTAAAAATTCAATGGGTGTAACACTTTATAAAGGTGAAAATGGTGTGGTACCGTTTGACAATGCTTATCTTGCAGCATATAACGAAACGGCTAATTATAAAAAACGCCAAATTCTTGAAGTGCGTTATCTTGATGGGGATGGCATTAAATCAGATTCATTTCAATTTAGATTAGCGGCAAGCAATTATTATAAAACAAGGAAACTTACAGGTAAAAAGGAAAATGTTAGTGACATATTGAAAATCAATAAAACAATTTTTGAGTTTAATCATGACTTTTTGATGAGTATCAAATTATATGATGCTAAGACTTATCTTTCACAAATTGTCGGTAATACATTTGGACAAGGTAATTTTTCTTTTAACTTCTCTGTCACTCGTGATAGTGAGGTTTTAAATGAAGTCATTGATAATATAATTCAGAAAGTCATTGAAACATCAGATACTGAAATAGATGATTGTTATTTTACCTTTTCTAATGACGAATATGATAGCATGATTCAAAATGCTTTAAAACGTCGTCAGAACGCTGATTACAATACTGAAATTACAAATGATTTAATGTCTCAGATTGGGGTTATTGATTCTGGTACTGAGGCTGAGAATACGAAAACAACTATATCAAATGTACTTTCAGGTGTAACCAAATCGGTTGTTGATGGCTCATCAAATCCAAAGGTTGCTAATTCATGGAAATTCAACTATGATTGGCAATTTGAACTTATTAGGATGCTTGTATATCCTTTAATTAGGCCGTTGTTTACTCCTAAAGTTATGACCATCATACTTCTGAACACGGAAATAATGGGTAACCCTCTTGAACTTGGTAAAAAGATAGTAACATTTAATGATGTCCTTCCATATTTTATGAATATTATTACAAATGTGATAAAATCAATTAAGGATATGATTGTTGAAATGTTATATAGTTGGGTCATAGAAAAACTAACCCCTCTTTTAACTATTTTTACTCTTCGCATTGTTATGGAACAACTTGAAGCCTACCGTAAACTTATTGAAGATATGTTGATTGCATGTATTGGCGCTTATAATCGTCTTGACATTAATTATAGTGGCAACGGTATTGGTAATGGAAATCGTCTTGACCAAGTTAATTATGCTGATATTGACCCTGAACTTGAAAAATTAAAACAGACTCCTGTTTCAAATACAAATTGTTAAATATGAGTATCACAAGTATAATACAAAACGTTTCATCGTTTATAATGAATAAAATGAGCATTCCGCTCATTCCTGTACCCGCCATCATGTTGATTTGTTCAACAATAAAAAGACCGGGGTTGTCACCAATGCTTATTGCCTCTCGAATCATTACAAGGCAACAAGACTTTGGTGCCCCTGTTGGGGTTAATATTGATGGAAGTCCCAACCTAATGAACCAAATGTTTTATGTTGTTGCGGATGAAATTGTTAATGCTCTTAAAATGGAAGGCAAAGTTGAAATTGCAATACCTCCTGGGGGAATTACAACAATAGGTACGGGTGCTAATTCAGGAGGCCCTGTGATAGTAACTTCGAATAATATAATGCCGGTATCGGGAAATGGAATTATGCGATGATTAATGGTAATATTATAATTAAGATATGTGAAGTAATCTCAGTATCTGATGAACAGAAGGGGGATAGAATTAAAGTTCGTTTATATCCTGAGGATGATAGAAAAACAATTGCTGAGATACCATATGCTTATCCTCTTCTTCCAAAAATATTTCATGTGATACCTAAAGTTGGGGAGGCTGTATTGGTTCTCCTAACAGGCGTCAATGATGGCAATACCAATAGATATTATATTGGGCCAATTATATCGCAACCTCAGATGATGAATTATGATGGGTATTCAGAAGGGGCTCTTTCAATGTATCCCGACACATTTATTAAACCCGAAGTTGCTCATGATAGAATACCTGATTCAAAAGGGGCTTTTTGTGATACTGAAGATATAGGCTTTTATGGTCGTAAAGGGTGCGATATTATCATGAAAGAGGATGATATCAGAATTCGTTGCGGTGCAAGAATCGAAGATGCAAACTCTTTAATAGGGCAGAGTTTTAATCGCATCTCTCCTGCTTATTTGAAAATGAAATACAGTGAGACTCCTAAAACCGTTAAAAATGACCTCACCGGGTTTGACCACAAATATAATAGTACTGCGACTCTTGTGGCGGACCAAATTAATCTTATATCAAATGAGGGTAAAACATATTTCAATACTGTGGATAATGAAGAACTCATAAGTGATGAGGAAATGGAGAATATTATGAAAAAAGCACATGTCCTCCCATATGGTGATACGCTTGTTGAGTTTTTAAGATATTTCCTTAGGATGTTTAAAGAACACGCTCACCCATATCCGGGAATGCCAACAATTCTCCCATCAGGAAATGAAAGTTTCTTCAATTACGACCTTAATGAAATTCTAAGTAAGAACGTGAGAATAAACTAATTCTTTACATTTTGTTTCAATTCCCATATTTTTTTAAAAAAATATGGGAATTGATGTATATTTTCACCGTGTTAGAACACTTGGTGAATTAAAAAATGATGAAAATTTGGTTATAACCCCAAAAAATGAATCAGGGGAAATTCTTCCGTATATCGCATACGGTGATAGCCAACTGACTTTATATTCAACTGAAGATGATGATTATTTGACAATTGCGCGATACTGTGGCTCAGATTTCACGGTTCTCCTTGCATACTTGTGGAAAACTTACGGTATCATGGCATTTGATGATACTCATTTCGATGAACAGATTTTCTATCGTGTTATGGGCAATGAAAAACTTACTAAAGAAGAAAAAACAGCGTGGGCTGATTATTATTTCGCAGGCTATATGCTGACAAACGTATTATCTGATGATGAAAAACTTAAAAAATGTGTTGATGATAATGAAGAAACTCGTCTAATTGTGGAGGAAAAAATGTTCTATGAACACAGTTTTGCGTATAAGTTTGATGTTCTTTTTGAAAAACATACAACTTTCAATTTCAGACTATTAATGCAGACAATGGCTGAAGAATTAAAGATGGATTATGAAATATTTTTATCCAAATTAAATGATATTATTGATTGGAGGATAAAAATATTAAAACAAATAAAGGAAGAAAATGAGAAAATGCGTTTAAATGGTGATGAACTTCCATTTTAAATTCAAAGGTTGGCCAATGGCCAACCTTTATTTTTCTAAATCGTTTTGTTTAATATGGTAGTCAGGGGCGATTCCCAAAGACCTACGTATGTACTCCGTAGTATACACTTCTTTAAATTCGAGATTTTGGAAATTTCTGTTCATCATCATTTCCTCAGCCTCTTTACGCATTCTAACATACTCCTTAAAAATATATTTACGATATGTGTAAAATTCCTCAAGAGAATTGATTGCTATTATATGGTTTTTATTCGCACCAACAAGTCGTTTGTCTTTATATAAATTAAGAAATATACCATCTTTTTCACATTTTCCCAATAAATGATTCATTCCTATAATGTTATCAAACCACATGAAGTCACAACCGATTGTTCCATCATCAAACAGTACATTCCACAATGTCCGATTTCCTATTTTCTTACCGACTCCTGCCCATCCCCTTGAAAAATTGGTGCAGGTATCAAACCATTCTTCACTTAATATATCTCCTTGGGTATTAATATAGTTTATCGCTGCGCCGATACGAATTTTCATGTATCCACCATAGAAGTAGCCCATATCATCAAACCATAAATCGCACAACGGATATTGCTCTTTATTAATTATATTATATTTCCCCTTCTTTTCTATTAACCAACACCCATCACCAAGTGGCTCATATTTCATATTCATTATATCATCTGCAGAACGTATTTTGGAGTAAAAGTTAATAAGACCCTCGGTAGCGCCTATAGTAGTAAAAATAGGGGTATCAATTTCAACATCGTCTATATCCATGAATTGTTTTGATTCGAAATGAAACTGATATTTTTCGGCTGAATTTGTTTTATTAATGTTTATATAAAGCGGGCCTTGGCTTGAATATGTACGGTAATATTTATCAGTTTCTCTTGTTGCGGTGCACCATTCACTACCCTTTCCCCAATAGCATGACGCCTCATATGTTTTTGGAATAACAACTTTCCAAACCTCATCCTCATAGGGGATTTCAATATCGTTTGCTGCTGAATTAACGGCATTTGACATCTCACCCTTAGTCCTATCCATTACAGTATCTAAATCAAAAGAATTAACAAATCTTCCAAGTTCGCCGATTGTTTTATATTTGTTAAGGTCTGCATCAGGTCCTGATATCATTCTTCTGTTTTTTAAACGAATGAATATGTCAAGATAACCTGTCCCATCGGAATTTTTTAATTTGTATATATCTTCAAGGAATCTTTCTTTTTCAATATCTCCACTTTTTCTATATATCTGCAAAGCCCATTTTGTTTCGGGTAATAAAACAGCATTGTTATTATAGTTTAAAGTACCTCCATTAAGTTTTCCAACAATTAAATTGAAAACAGTTTGTTTTATATCTTGATAGAAACGCAAATAGGAATCCTTAATGCTAATTTCATTAAGGATTCTTTTCGATGATTCGTTAATTATATATCTTATATCATTTTGGGTAAGTCTCATATGATTTATTTTTAAATGTATTTGTTATTGACGTTGCTTACCACTTCAAAACGTAGTACATCCTTGAAATAATCGTTTCCTTTTCTGATGTCAACAATATACCTATTTGGTATCAAGTTATTCGTGTCTAACATGAAACTATTGGATGAAGGGTATGAGTCTATCGGCTGCCAGTCAAAAACAATGAGTTCTTTGCTGCCATCCATACAGTATAAACGATATTCTGAATCATCAAATACTTTATATTCATTGGTTGAATACTTTTTACGGAACGTAATTTCAACCTCCCTCGTTTCTCCTATTGCCAATTTTTCATCATCGTTAATACCTGTTGTATAAGGTATGTATGTACCTTCATTGTTACCCCTGTGTCCGAACAATTTTTTAGGGCCTAAAACAACGAATTCATTTTCAAATGATGGTTGGAGTTTTCCTTCTATGATGATATTATCCCATATGTCGTACATAATTGTATTTTCTTCAACATATTCCATCGGTATTACAAGTTCAGCGTAATACACCCCTGTTGTTTGTTGATATACCTTGATTGCCTCATTAAGTCCCTCAATTTTGCACACTGGCATTTCATCCAAATTGAAACCATCGCAATAGAAATAAAGACGATTTAAAGCACCAATATGGAAGTTATTCCTATTGTCTTTTATCGGTTCGTAATATGTTGTTTCAAGGTATGGGTGGAAAAAAGTATTGGTATAAGGCCCAAAGAAACCAATATATTGTGTTTTCTCAGTTTCACTCATTTCCGCTAATGGTGAAAAAGCAAGACAGAGACCGTAATTTTCTTCTTTTTCATCAATAAGGTCATTTACATAATCAGTAATATCGAAAGTAAAATTTTCATTACCAATATCAAAATGTTGTCTGGATATAATCAGACTATCCTCACCTGCTGAAAACTTATCATATTCAAGTGAAAGGTTATGAGAGGTATATATTCCTTCTTCTTCCCACAAATAGCCGTTTTTAGGTTGAAACCAATTACAACCGGATGTTGAATATTTATGATTGTCAGTTATCCAAAAATCAGTTTTAAAATCAACGCCTTTACCATTATCCCATTCCATTGGAACTTTAAATAAAATAACATCGAATGAAGTTGCTCTTTCTTTAGATATACATCCTGATGAGGTGAGGGTTTGATTATGAACATCATTATTTACAGAACCACAATTGGTAAGGTGTAATATGTGTTTAAGGCTGTTTCTATTTGGAAAACGTTTCTCTTTTTCCATTTTTTTAAGCCCTTCAATATCAAAATGAATTAACGCCCTCGACACGCCATTACCACAATTCAATTCAGCAACAGGGTTCAATCCTGTGTTCAAATCAGAACCCATGACAATGGTACAACATTTATCTAAAAAAGTGTGTTTTATCATAACCAATCAAGTAATTTATATATAAATAGTTAGGTAAAATAGGAACTTTTTTCTTTGTTTTTGATATCTTCCATGACAAAATATTCAATCAATATATGATATTTATTATCAGAAGCAATTATTCCGGAATAAACAAAATAATTGACAGAAACCAATTTTTAATGGGAAAGAAAAAGAAGACTGAGGTGGTGTTACCAAACGAGGAAGAACTCTACATCCCTCAAAAGAAACTCCCCTATAAGGTGAGATTAAAGTGCAAGAACAAGAAACAGAAGGACTATGCAAACCTCATTGATAATGATAATGTTGAAATGGTGTTTGTGAAAGGTAAAGCGGGCTGTGGGAAAACTTACGTCGCTGTTTGCAAGGCCTTGGAACTTTTAAAAGAAAAAGAAGAATTTGAAAAAATATATCTTGTAACAAGTTCAATACAGAGTGAAGAACCTTTGGGTTTGTTACCGGGAACTGTGAATGAGAAACTCTATCCAAGTATGATGAGTTTTCAAATTGTTATAGATGAGTTAATTGGGAAAGGAAGTAGAGAAAAGTTATTTGAACAAGGTTATATAGAATACATGCCAATATCTTTTTTAAGAGGCGTAAATCTCAAAAACTGTATTGTTTTGGGCGATGAAATGCAAAATCTAACAATACGGGGGATGAAAACCTTGTTGACAAGAATATCATATAATGCAAAATTTATTATAATGGGTGATACAGACCAAATTGACCACCCAAAACTTAAAAAGGAAACATCAGGACTCAATTATATAATTGAAAAAGTTAAAGAATACCCTGATGATAGAATGGGAATCGTTGAATTCGGGGAAGAAGATGTGGTTAGAAATCCGATTATCAACACAATTCTGAACTATTTTGGTGAGTAGGCTTCGTATATACGAAAATACTTACGCACACTAACAACATAGTTAAATCTCAGATTGGCTGAGGTCAAATACTTACGTATTAAGACTGGGGAGGCTCTTCATGAAGAAGACCTCCCTTCATTTTTTTTAAATTTTCCATTATTACCTCTTGACTTTTTGAATATATTTCCCTATATTAATAGGGAAATATATTTTTAAGATGGCTAAACGTTTGGGTATTGAAAAGAAATTTGAAGATGACGGATTCAAAATTAAAATAGGTATGCTTAATAGGGAAAAACCCACAAGTGTGTATATTGAAACCGGGGTATTTGTTACTCCGTTTCAGCAGAAAGATGAATATAAAGAGGATACTGATTTCATGGAAAAATCAATTAATGATAATATAAAAAATTTCATTAATCAAAATCCTATTTTTGAAAAGAATTATATCTGTTCTGTTGAAATACCTTATGAACGAATGAAAATTGGTAAGAAATCTTATCTATCGGTTCAATGTCATTTAAAGCAAACAAAAGGTGCTACCGCTTCAGAACTTCTTGATGAAACAATTTCACTGTCACCAAAATTATTCAAAGAATTTAAGAAGACAATCAATTACAGTGGCTTTGCAATCAATAAACCTGAGAAGAAAACTATTTATAAGGAAAATATATTGGCATGAATCAAGAATTTTTTATTATAAAGGGGGCTACCGCTCCGTACCTCAGAATTGAATTAATAAATGATGGAAGAACTGATTTCCTTAAATCGGATATCATTAATAAATCATTACAGGATGCTACAATAACATTTTCAATGTGGAATGTAGATACTGATGTATTGAAAATATCTAAAGCGCCTTGTAATGTTATTCTCGCAAAAACAGATGGATGTGAAGAAAAATATGTAATTGAATATCGTTGGAGAGAACGTGATACAAAGGAAAGCGGGGTATATAAGGGGCAGTTTACGATAGATTTCCACGGAAATCTTACTGAGGAAGGTGTGGATTTTCCGCAAGGAAAACTTATCGTTCCGATATCAGAAGATTTAAAAATTTATATAAAATAAAAAAGCCTGAGATTTTCTCAGGCTTTTCTTTATTCTGAAACAGTTTCTCCAAGTTCAATGAAATTTGTGATATCCATTCCCAAAGTTTCAGGGTTGTATTCTTTTTTTGTTAGGCGAGTTCTGAATTCAACGAGTTGATTACATGTTTCCTGACTGATGTTAGCATTAATTGCTTCGTTAATTTTGTTAATACACTCGTTCTTATACTTTTCAAAAATCTCGTTTTTATTCTCACATTCATGAATTTCCTTAATGAGAGCAAAATTCTTCTCTCCAATTATATCTGCGGAAAAACGATTGTTAAATTCTTCAACAAGATTATCTAAATTGGTATTGCTCTTGAATGAAAGAGGATTTATCTTGTTTTCAGCAACAAATTTTTTAATCTCATTAACACATAGATTATAACGGGCCATGTTGTCGAGTTTCTTGGTATTTCCGAAGACATAGTTTACTGATTCATCCAATACCCTGTTATTATGTGCAGAAACGGCGTTTTTAGCCTCTTCTCCAACTTCAATGTATCCTTGCTTCAAAATTGTATTTAAACGTGAAATACCCTCATTTAAAGAGTCAAAATCAAGGTCTCCCACCATTGTTTTCATTTCATTCACGAATGTTTCAACATTGATGGTGTTATCAATTGATGTGATATTCTCATAAATGTTGAACATTTTCCGAAGGTCTTTATTTTCTTTATGTTCCTTGACATATTTTTTAATAAGTGCAGCCCCTTTTTTTGTTTTAATAAGTGATGGGCAAAGACTCGCAAAACTTTCTTTAATAAAAAGAAATGAGTTTGTATTAAGATTTTCAGCCTCTGCAATAACATTTAACTCTTTTTCTCTCTTTTCGCAAAGAGAGATGAATTTGTTTTTCATTTCATTAAGGGTATCGAGGTCGTTGACATTAGATACTGATTCGTATAATATGTTTTTTTTCATAATGAATTTCGTTTTTAATTTACAATAAATAGTCTGTTAAAGAACATTATCACCTTCCTTATCAATCTCATTCAATCTTTTGGAAAGCCCATCTAAAAGTGATTGGGTTGTTTCATTTAGAATAAGATTTTCACTGACAAAATCAACACGGGTGTTCATCTTTTCGTTTTCATCAATATCATTTTCTTTAAGGCGGTTAATATATTCATTAATTACCGATTTCTTGATATCATGCTTTCCCATAAAAATGTTTTCGAGAATTAGATTCTTGTTTTTTGTTGTGTTTTCCATTGTGGCATTTCCTGCATCAGCGGCAGCGGCTCCCCCCATATCAACTGTCCCTGTTTCGCCGCCTATATCGCCACTTGTATCGGCTCCCGGGGCACCGAGACTGTCAACATCGCTTCCAATGTCATCCATTCCACCACCAAGGCCTGCACCGAATCCACCGCCTCCCATGGCTCCACCGGCACCCATGCCACCACCTTCCTGAGGGTTACCTTCCTGATATTCAGCATCAATTTCGCCATAGATATTATCAATAGGGTCGAAGAGGCCTGTTCTCTTAATAATCTGTTCTGTCTTCATAAGTTCCGCAGCAAGAGCCTTTTCAAGACGTATCTCATTAAGGTTGTCGGCAATTTCCTTATCTGTCATCTTCATGATTTCTTTAAGAACTCTATGAAGACTCCACATTTGGATTCCATTACCTGGGTCTGAAAGAAGTTGTTGTGCCACAGTCGCCCTCTTAGTAATATCTTCAAGTTCCTGTGCTTCTATCTGAGGCGATGGGTTATTCATTGTAATTGAGAAATTGGTAAGGTCATCTTCAAAACCAAGAAGATATAGATGGGTAATGGCAATCTTATTCAACTCCATAATAAGGAATTGCTGTACCCTATTAACCATTCTACAGAAACGAATATCCATGATAGAAAGATTTTGCCCCTTTCCTTGTGCTTCTTGGAAATTCAAGAAAGTTTTAGGCAATCGAAGTGCTGCAAGAACCTTATTCTTCATATATTCAATATCATCCATCTGTGTGTTGTTCTGTGCACTTGGAAGAGTTTCAATTGGGTTAGGGGCGTTCTCAGAACGGACAGGGATGAAATAATCTGAAGTCACATCAGCATACCCCTTTTTAAGGTCGAGTTGTCCTGTTGCGGGGTCAATAAGCGGTGTGCGTTTGAAATTGTTAGCAACATCCTGTACATAAGCAGGAACATCCTGTTCATCAATTGCGCCCACATATATTTTGAATACCCTTCTTTCAACACTTTTGTCGAGACGATATATCAACATTGAGTCTTCCATCATTGACAACATTCTCCAAGCCCTACGTGCCTTATGTATATAAGAAACTCCATAAGGGAGGAAAAATGCGTCGGTTAAATAACGGAAATGGGCGATTTGCCAACTCCTATAAGGAAGACTTTCATTCTTACCTACACGCACAAATTTAGTTTCTTCTGGTTTTAAACCATTACCATGAACCAAATTGGCGGGTGCAACATAAGGACTATCCATACCGTTTTCATAACGTTCCATATCATATGGTGGTATCTCTCTCCATCCTGTAATACCCTCTTCAATATTAAGGTTAAAGAGCATATATTCGTTACCGTATTTCAACATGTTATAACATATTGCAGGAAGTATTGTATTAACATCCAATCTGTTAACAAACAAATCCTCAAGAACTGCTTTTATTCTTTCTGATTTTGAATAGATATTAAGCATCTTTCCTTTGGAATTGATACAGCAAGCCTCATCCGATACAATCTCCAATGCACTTGAAATATATGTATCTGAGCACATAAGGTCAGCATCCCTGTACATAAGTTTTACACTTGTGAGACCTGCAAGGGAATCCTGCATGTTATCCACGCCTGATTTCACCCATTGATAGGAAAGGAGTTTTTGTTGCCTCAATTGAAGTTTCTTCTGTTCATAATCCTCTCTACTATTGGTTGAATAAAGAACTGGGTTTGAATTACCGATATTATATGTTGTCGTTTTCTTAAATTCTTTTGGTATGGAACTACCAAAAAGAACGTCATTCAAGCCCGAAAATATGTTTCTATTCTTATTAGCCATCATTCAAAATATTTCTAAAATAATATAGGGTATAATCTTTTGATTATAAAGATTTAGAGGAGGCCATATGTTCACCCCCTCCATCATTTAAAACAGATATATTCCCAAAGGTGTACCCTTTTGTCTCTCTAATGTATTCTTAACAATATTGGCTTCACGCTCGGCTATTGATTCGGGTGTAAGTTTTTCAAGGCGTTTTTCAAGAGTCTGCATTACTTGTTCATACTCTCTTTGTCCTTGATTTATCAACATCTGATAATCCATTTGCGCTTCAGCCTGTGGAAGATGGATTTTACCACTAAATGTACCTCGTATGATACCTAATGTTTCTTTCGCTTTTGCAACAAGAAGTTGTCTGATAATTGTTTTTGTTGCATCATTAAGATAATTCCAATCCATTTTATTCAATGGAACTTGGTCAGGCGTCAATACAACATTATTGATATTATCGAGACGACATTGGTCCTCTTCCTCTTTTGTTACTGTATCATAATATGTATACCAAACCTCACATCCAACAAGTCCTATGCCACCATTTACACCACCCATGAAACCAAAAGAAAGTTTTGAACCGGGCGTTGACATAAGATGAATAAGGTGAGTACCGTTAGGGCCTGCAGTCACTTTATAAACGAGGTCCCCCCTTAAAAGACGGTTCTTATATTGGATATCAGTCGCAAGATAAGCAACATCGGCTGCAGGCGCTGTGTAAAATCCCCCAACAGGGCCATAAGCCCCACCACCAAGTTGTGCAAAACCACCACCAAATCCAATATCAATACCACCATAGTTAGCAAACAACGCTGCTTGCGATACAGGTGGATTAACCCACATAACCTTATTGATGGTTCTTCCTGAAGGAACAACATAAACTTGTTTACCCTTCTCTATTTCAAAGAAATCTTTTTTCAATTCCCAAGGTCCCTCCTGTTGTAATCCAACTTCCTTGGAGAACCAATATGAATAATCCTTGGTATAATCAAAAGTTCTTGTTGAAAGGGCATGAGCAAAGTCAGTAGCATCAATTTTCTTCCCATAAAGAGACTGCCACTGTGTGTCAATGAGAAAGTTTTGAACTTTTGAAGCATAATCTTCAATACAAATATCAAGAAGATTACAAAATTCTTCATCACTTATTTCGACCATTCTAATTGGTGCACCAAGAAGTGTTCGAACTCTCTTAAATAATGATTTTACATCATCAGTTACCCTTGTCATAATATTAATATCCTAATTTTTTATAACGATATTCATCCTCATCGAAGAAATCCATAGGGTCCGGTTCGCACTCAGTAATGAAATCCTCTTCAAACTCTTGCTGATGCTTCCAAACATAGTCAAGAGCTGAGTTAATTACGGCTGCGAACAATTCAGGAGACATGTTTTGCATAAGGCCTTCATTATTTCCCGGCTGTACATCTTCAAGATTGCAATATGGGGATATTGGTTCCTGTTCATAAGAACCCTCTTGGCCTTCAAAACAATTAAATGTACATATTACATGAACTTCATTCATACCACCTTCCATTCGTGAATAGTCATCAAGTTCCTCTTCAAATGATGGGTCAATTTCAAGTTCAAATATATCGATACTGAAATCTTCCTCTTTCATGTGATTATAACGTTCTGAAAGAATTCTTTTTGTTGCTTCGTGCATGATATATCTAATATCATTGTAATTAAGTTTCATATTTTCAACTATTTTTCTTTCTACTTTTATTACCGGTTCTGTTGAAACTAATGCAAGAACATCTATTCCATCTCCCACGGGAAAGGTATAACAATTTCCACCCTCTTCCATATATTCCCTAACCAATCTCATGTCGGGGTCATACACATCAAAATTATTATCATAATAATTATCGAAATAATTAAGTTTATCCATATCAACCCACACTGTTGACACAATTCCATCAGGATATTCATCGGCGTATAACTGAGCATATTCAGGGTCGGCTGATAACCATATTATCCCAAAATTGTCAAGTGCATGCCTTGAACCTTCATGTCCCCTATACCATTTTTCTATCATACGTAATTATTGTTTTTTAATCATCAAATACAATCATACTAAATGCGGCGTTAGGTTTCAATATATATACGTTTTTACCATTAGGGTCCTGTGTAGTATTTGAAACCATGTTTGGTGCATAATTGAAGGTGATTCCCTGTCCCTTGCTTAAATTATCAAAATCAGGGCATTGTCCCAAATTAGTGTTTTGGGCATTTTGTCCATTGTTGACTCTAATAACCTCCACCATACCGTTTCCAAGTGGGTTTGAATACAAACGTCCCCCAACCCAACTTCCGTTACTCTGCATTGTTGTGTAGTCAAGTGGTTCAAGTGCGAAGAAATTGTTTGTTTTTTCTTGCTGAAGTAATGTATATGATGTTCCTTTGTAACGTCCATATTTCGCACCGGTTCCCCAATTGTTGGCAACAAGGCGAAGTATGATTTCTTTCGTTTGAGATTTACCCTGATATTCCTCCTTACCATCAAGCCCCTGAAGTGGTATCTTAGTACCAAACAATTCATTGGCAAATGTAATCAATGTGTTTTTAACACCAAACTCATTGTTTGAATGAATTACACGTTCCCAAGTAACTCCATATTTCTGAAATTTATGAACAAGAACGTTAATATAACGTGTCCACTGCATCCACACTCCATATGATTTAACATATGCTTCACCAAGTCCAACAAGAACCTGTTCGCCCCCCGCTTTATCCTGCTGAAAATCGGTCTTGAATTCAGCAACGCTTTTTATTGTTTTATCGTAATCTGTGGCTTCTAACAAATCGCCATGATAAATGCTTTCGTTCTGTCCCGCATTTTTGTCAGTGAGATTTTTATCAAAATCAACATCAATTTGTTGTGTTTGACCACGGTCCTTAAAACGTGCTTTTGTCTGTCCTCCTTGGTTGTTAATGGTATTAAGAAGCGTCTGCCAATCATAAGTTTCTCCTGTATAAACAAGATTCCACGCATTCATTGCATTTTTGAGATTCTGCTGAATGTTAAGACAAATCTGTTGAGCATTAACCCTCTCGGCAGCAGCATATCTTGCATATTTCATTGCGCTTTGTGGGTTCTTGGGGAATTCAAGTTTTGAAACCTTATTCAGTGCATTTATGTTAGAAACATAGTTACCCACAAGAATACCAAGGCCTGCGATGTTAAGAATGTTTCCAAGAGCAAGTGTTGCACCACCAACTCCCGCAATTGCACCCATTGCCGCAGCACCAAGAACTGTGCCAACCCTCATACCAGCAGCGCCTAAAGCCGTTTTCCCTCCTTTTACCGCTGCATATTTTCCATCAATCTTGGCTTTACCATTTTGACTCGGGTCAACAAGCCCACGTTTCTTTATATTCTTATCAACATACTCCTGATTAAATGTTCCGTCGACATCCGGGCCATTCTGTTGTGAAGGCCCTTCCATCAAAATCTTGTTAACACTCTTTGAGAACATTTCATAGAGTTGATTTTCAGTAATTTTCATGCAATAAACCATTTACTATAAATATCCAATATAGAAGAAAAACACATTTAGTTTCATTAAACTATTTATAGGGAGATAATTGGGTTTTAATTATGAAACTGGCTGAGAAAGAATTTAATTACATATTGGTCGAATCAACAAAAAGGATTTTAAACGAAATCTCTTGGGGAACTGCAGAAGATGCCGTAAAGAAATCTGATAACAGAGTTGATATGCTTGATGGTGCCATGTACGATTTTGAAGAAGCATGTAATAAAATGCAACAGGCATTGAAAGGTGAAGCATATGAACATTGGTATAAAGATGATGAACAACCTGAAAACACGCAAGGTCCAATTCTTGCGCAAAAAATAAAAAATCTTTTTTCTGAAGTGCAAACTTATGTTCAAAGAAAAAAGAAACAGTTGGTTTCTTTGAAAGGTCATGAGAAAGACAAATTTAATTCAACATTTGGGGGTAGGTCACATGATGAAGTTGCAGATGATATTGAGAAAAAATTAGATTATGCATTAGATAATTATAGATATTGGGATTTGGATACTTATAAGAAAAGGCATCTTACTCCTGACGAACAAGATTTTAATGAAAGACATCAATAAAAAATATGAAAATAGTGAAATATGAAGAAAAACACAATAAGATTAACAGAATCTGACTTGAAAAAAGTTATTTCTGAATCAGTAAAGAAAGTATTGAAAGAAAGTGAAGAGTATATGCCATGGGGGAATACTGGTGTACAGAATGAATTAACTGAAATTAATAGAATTACACGTTATTTAATAAACGACTATTTGGATGTTATCCCTCAAGAGCAACTTGATAATCTTGGTGATGTGTCCCTAAAATACAGACAATTCCTTTCAAATTTTATGAAGCAAATTGATTCCAAACGATGGTAATTAAGCAGCAATGCTCTGTTTAACTACCTTTACATCAGCATAGGATACAATGCAGATGGACTTACAGAACATATCAGCAAAACGCTCACTCTGTTCACGATTTCGTGTATAATGTAAAAAAAATGAAAACCTGAGGTTTATTCCTCAGGTTTTTTCCATATATACTTTATGAGTCCGCAATCCCATATTTTATCGTAACCAAGTTTCTTAGCCATTTCCGTTTCTGTCATTTCAGGGGTTAGAAAGCCGGGATGTTTTCTAAGTAACGTTTGTTTCCTAAACCCAAATTTATTATACAATTTGGAGTCAGATGTATCTACGGATAGATATTTATATGAAGGTGGTGTAATATGACAGAATTCAAACCCCATTTTGGTGTAAACATTATTTAATGAAGATGTCCACCTTCTATCAGCAAATGATATTACACTATCAACATTATAGTGGTTTATGAAATATTTAAACATCTTACTACCCAAGCCTCTCACTATAAAATGGAAATCTGTTGCAAATCTATTTAACTCCCATCCTTTATTAGTTAAAGAACCATTCTTAAAAGTCATGACGCCAACTAAAATGTTATCATATGTTGCACCCAAATAAATTGTGGAACTACATTCACCTTGTATATGATTAGTATTTAAAAATTCGTTGGCGCATTGAGAACAAATTTCTCCAACTTTACAATCTCTTGCATTTAAAGTAATACATCCAAGTTCTCGCCTAATGTTTAAAATGGAATCAATTTTATTTTCTAATTTGAAATCCATGGGGTTTATTTCACAATCATATATAACATGTACTGAATATCCGTATGTATTTTCAATATTTATTTTTTTGTTTCTATAGTTATTAACACCAATAACAACGAATGCGATTTTTTTATCTTCTATCACAAAAATAGTTTTTTCCCCATATTTGCTTATATTCAAAATTTTAGGGTAAATATTGACTGATGGGGCATATATCATATAATAAAAAATGAGTTCTTTATTACTTAGATTTTTTGTATTTACATCCAACAATTTATATTCTTCCTTTATTGCTTTATCTTTTAATTTATATACTTTTTTTGAAACCTGTTTAGGGGTATATCCCAAAATATCTCTAACTTTATCATTCCATTTGTTTTTACATATTTTATGATATAAAAATGGATAATTTTTTCTGATTCCCCCAAGAGTTTTATATTTTTTGATTTCATTAATACATTGTTCAAATGTATTAAAACAACCGTTTTCTTTTTTTAAGTTAAAATCGAAAAAATCATAAATCCACCCATATTTTCGTGAAATATTATATGCGCCAACAAATTTATTTTTAAAATCTTCTTTACTTGTGCATTTGGAGGCTGCTATCTTACATTTTTCGTAATTCCATTTTCTAAATGAACCGCCCAATGAACTTTTATTAATACCTGTTGATGATTTATTAATTATTAACCATTTATGCCTTAAATAATCTTCAATCCAAAAATTTTCTTGTATTTGACTTTCTTCTGCTGTTAAATCTTTTTCTAATATTCTAACATTTGGTATATTACATCCATTATCTTTTG